AGTTCTAAAAGACTTAATTACACAGACACAAGAGCAAGATTTAAGGATAAAAAGAGTCAAAGCCGATGAAGCAGAGGCTAAATCTATAAAAATTGAAGAGGTTGAGCTACAAGTTTATAAATTAGTCTCCACTCTCAAAGAAAACCTCTTGAATATGCCTCCAAAAGTCGCTCCTCTCTTGGTAAATGAGACAAATATACACACAATTATCAAAATTCTCAATGATGAACTCATAAACCACCTCCTACAAGCCCAAAAAGGCTTAGAAAAGATGACAAAATGAGCTTATGTGTCCTATTATCTGCCATAGAAGCCATTGAACCTCCTGAAAATATAGATATTTGTCAGTATGCTGATAAGTACGGAATGATTGGTACAGGCTCTGAAATTGGGTCTTACTCCAGCGATAGGACTCCATTTTGGAAAGAGGTTATGCGTTGGCTCTCTCCACAAGACCCCACGGTGCAAGTAAAAGTTATAAAGGGTACACAGCTAGGTGGTACAGTTTTGGGTGTAATGGCTACAATGTACTACATAGATGTAGTTCCAACTACACAGCTTACACTCTGTGCGTCCGAAGATGTGATGACCGATTACGCAAACACAAAGATAATAGAGACTCTAAACCTAATGCCAAAAGTAGCTGATAAGATACAGGGTGGAAAGTCCAAAGATGACATTGGTAATACATTCAATAAAAAATATAAAGGTGGATACTACAAGATAGCCACAGGTAGCACTACAAAGAGCTACATATCCACATCTTATCAATTTGTTATAGTTGATGATGTTGATAGATTTCCGTGGGATATAGGAAACGAGGGAAGCCCTACTGAAATGGCACTAAATAGGATAGAGTCTTATGGTACGCGTGGTAAATTTTATGTTAATTCTACTCCTAGTTTAAAGGGTAAGAGCCACATAGATATAGAATACGAAGATAGCGACCAAAGGCGTTATTATATGCCCTGTCCACACTGTACACCAAGAGATATTTCACTCCAAAATAAGGGAAATATGGTCACATTTGAAAAGGATAATTTCCATTATGAGGTAGATGATTATAATATTTTGAGTGATGTACTCTTTTGTTGTCCCCACTGTGGATCTATGATAGAAGAGTATAATAAGACTTGGATGATGAACCCAGCCAATGGAGCTAAGACCATCGCAGAAAATCCATCTAGTCCACATAAAGGTCTTAGAGTTCCATCTTATTACTCTCCTTTGGGGATGCTAAGTTGGAAAAAGATATTTATTAAGTACCAATCAGGCTTAAAAAATATGAAAAATGGTGATATAAGAAAAATGAAGACATGGGTAAACACAGTAGATGCAAGAGCTTGGGAAGAGGAAGCTAAATCTATGGATACACAAATAGAAGAGCTACTCGAGAGGAGAGAAGAGTATAAAGCAGAAGTACCTGAGGGCGTATATCTGCTCACTTGTGGAGTGGATACGCAAGATACTTGGATGGAAGCGACTGTTATCGGTTGGGGTAAGGGTTTGGAGTCTTGGCATATCACTCATAAAAAAATATATGGTGACCCAAACGATGCTGAGACTATAGAAAAATTAGATAAGTTTTTGAACCGTGATTTTACTCATGTAAGTGGTAAAAAAATGAGGATTTATTCTACAGCCATTGATAGTCAGGGGCATAGAGCAGACGCTATCTATAAGTATTGTCGTCCGAGATTTAATAATAGGGTTTATGCAATAAAAGGTAATGGTGCAATAGATAAGAGTGGTACTTCTATTAGTTCAGCTTTGGTTAAAGCAAAATTTAGTAAAAATACCAAAGATGGTAGTAGGCTCGGTATCGTATATGTTAATGCTATTAAAGACCAAATAGCCGATAACATAACAATTATTAGGGGTGATAGGTGTATGCACTTCCCCAAAAATGAAGAGTATAATGAAGAATATTTTTATGGATTAACTTGTGAGGTAAAAGAGGCTAGTGGTAAATGGGCAAATGTGACAAGAGCTAGAAATGAGCCAGTAGACTGTGCAGTTTATGCTCGTGCAGCGTTAGAATTTTTACATAACTTTGATATAGATAAGTTGCTTAATCCATATTTTTATACAACAGTTACTACCACAGGACAACAGAGAAAAAAACAAAGAAAAAAACGAGAAGTCAATAGAAGTAATTATTTAGACGAATATTAAACTATGTTATAATAACCAAAATATAAAGGAGTATCAATGTCAATAAAAACTTTTGGACAACAACTGGAACATACCCAACAAATTATTGAGCAGGTGGAGATAAATCAATCTTATTCAATAAATGGTAGGACATATCAAAGAGCAGACCTAAAAGCACTTGGAGATAGAGAGGATAAGCTTATGGCTAGAGTGCAAAAATATGGCTATAACAGTACAGCACAGTCTATATCTAAGGGTAGGACTAAGGGTAAATTTAATGTAAGTTTTGGAGGGTGATATGTATGATTTAAGCGATATTGAGACAAGCGAAGTATATATACAAACAGTTAAAAAGATTGAGAGAATAACAGTTCTTGTTGATTTTTTTGATGAGTATATAGACTGTTATTTTGTTGGTTGGGATAAAGATGAGAATAACTATATAATATGTACAGAACATGTGTCTAATGCAAAAAACGATTACTTAGATACGATAGAAAACATAATGAATATAGGATTCAAGAGAGATGATGATGAAGTGTTAGGCATATACTCAATCGGACTAGACATAGGAGGTCATCACGCACAAGAGATATATAAACTTCATCAAGCTCTATCACAAGATGTAAAGAATAATACTTTTTTACTAAAAGGTAAGAGACCAAAAGAGGAGATAGATGAAGTTCAATTGGGCGTATGTAAACAAAATGATAATGTACTGTATCACATAATAATAGATAATTCAAAAACAGAGGAACAATCTATTATAAACTTTGCATATTACGCACTAAAAATCAGAGAGTTCAGAGATGAGGATTTTAAAAATGTCTCATAACATATTAAAAAGAGTAGTAACAGCCACAAAGTACCTCTTTAAAAAAAGAGAGTTTTATGAGGGTGCTAGACGCACAAAGCAAAACAGAAATTTTCAAGGAGCTAGTGAGCAAAACTTTGAGGATTTAGTATCCTATGAGCGTCCAATTTTGAGGGCTAGGGCTAGGTGGCTAAGTGTCAATAATGCTCTTATGCGTAACATAGATAAGACTATTGTAGCAAATGTAATAAATAGAGGTATCAAGCTACAAATAGAAGATACTTATCAAGATGATTGGGATAGGTGGATAAAGAGTTGTGACATAACTGAGCGTTTAAATCTCAATTCGATGCAACGAATTATGCTCAAAACAAAGCTCGTGGACGGTGAAGCCTTTTTGTATATGAGGTTTACATCAAAAGGGCTAAAATTACAGCTAATTGATGCAGATATGATATGTGAGTACAAAGGCAAAAATGGTGTAGAGATAAATTCAAACGGCTCAATCAAGGGCTATTATCTTTATACGGACGAGTATCATACACAAGTAAAATTTATCAAAAAGAAGTTTATTGTTCATCTTTACGATACTGAACGAGTTGAGCAGTACCGAGGTATAACAGAATACGCACCATCTATTATAGATATTAAGAACTTTACAGCGTTTAATACCAATACGATAGCATCGCTCACGGCTCGTTCTAGTATCGCATACTATATTAAAAATAGCTCTTATAATCAAGATGATAATCTTATAAGTGAGGATGATGGAGGTAGATATGATGATTTAGTTGATATAAATGGCATACAAGTACACTATTTGAATGAGGGTGAAGAGATAGGAGCATTAGAGGGGGGTACAAACCCAACAAATTATAAGGAGTTTACAGAAGCAACTATGAGGCTGATGTGCAATGGTAGAAATATCTCGTTTGAGCTTGGTACAAGAGACTTTTCAAAAGTCAATTTTTCTAGTCAAAAAGCCTCTATCTTGCAAGATAACAAGCGTTTTGATGTAGAGCAAGATGATATGATAGATAGAGTATTAGAACCTATCTATAGAGCGTGGAGAGAGAACGAAGCACTATTAGGGAGACTAAATAACAAAGAAGTAGCTTACACTTGGATAGTACCAATTAGAGAGTGGGTGCAACCAGACAAAGAGATGAAAGTAGCACTTCTGAAACTAGAAAATGACCTAGAGACCCATACAAGTTTAGCCAAATCTACAGGTAAAAATTATAAAGACATATTGGAGCAAAAGAAGCTAGATATTGAGTTAAAGAAAAAAATACTAGGAGAAGATTATGATGCAGAGATGAAGAGAGAGTTAAAATTAAGAAAATATCAGCTAGAATTAGAACATAAAGCCCAAAAAAGGAGTAAAGATGACAAAAAAGCAAAGAAGAGAGCTAAGAAAAAAGCAACTAAAACAGCGTAATATAGAACTCATAAAGGTTAGTCACAAGAGAGAAGCCGAGGGTGAGGTCACACTAGATGGTGATAAAATGAGCTTCTGTATTGTGTCAAAACGCAATAGTGGAATGAGATACAACTGGAGAGATGATAGAGAATATGAAGAACTCCTAGACCCAACTGGTGCAATAGTCAGAGATAATCTCACTTTTTTTAAAAATCATAACTATTCCACTGATGATGTAATCGGTTCTGTGGATAATGTTCGCGTAGAAAATAGTGAGCTTTTAGCAGATGTGAAATTTAGCAATGATGAAGATGCACAAAAGGTAAGAGCAAAATATCAAGAGGGTACGCTTACAGGTGTATCAATCGGATATGAAATACTAGAGTATAAAACAGAGCAAAGAGAGGGTGAATGTGACCTTGTAACAGTTACTAAATATATTATTAAAGAGTTAAGTGCTGTAGGTTTGGCATTCGATGAGGGTGCAAATAAGCGAGAAGCTGATATAATTAGATATCAAAACCAAATTGAAAGGAATAAAAATATGGACAAAAACAAGAGAATAGCCGAACTTTTGGCTATGGATAAACGCTCAAAAGATGATGATGTAGAGCTACAAAGATTACAAAGTGAGGTTTGGCAAGAGCAAACAGATGAGTTAGAGAAACAACGCAAAGCTAATGCAGAACATACGCGTAAAGACTCTATTAGAG